CTCCAGTAGCAACAACCCCTACGCTTTGCTCTTGTCTTCTTTTTAATGTTGCTGAATAACCTAATTGTTTAACTCTAATGTTTTCATCAGTGTCTCCACTCGTAAGAATTGCCTTAAATTCAGCAGCTCGTAATTTATGAACCCCCGCTGTAAATTCTTTCCATGCTGACCAAGTAGGAGACGAGGCAGGGTTATCATTTGTAGTTCTAACATAGATTTTTGCGTCAACATTTGTTGCATTACTCCCATCAAAATCTCCCCATGTATCAATTAACGCAATTCGAGAATCAATTAAATTATTAGGGAAAAATCCCTCTACAACAAAATGTCTTAAAAGATCTAAAGAGAATACCCCTCCTAAATCCAATTGACTTGCAAAATTATATGTTCCAGAACTTGATATATCACCTATCAAATCGAAATTAACAATGGCGTCAACATCAGCCACACCATCGAATGTTTCCCCTTCTAAAGCAATACATGTGTTAGTCGCGTCATAGTAAACATTCGTCTTTGTTCCAGAGAAAGGCGTTGGACTTAATAAATCTTCTCTTTGAGTTATAACGCCAAGCGAGCCTAAAGCATCAGGCAAATCAATAATTACAGATGTTGCATTTGTGCTCTCTCTACCGCCATCATCAAAAAACTTAACTAATACCTCACCTTCTAAAAGAGGAATATCTGCAATTGTTTGTCCGCCGTTTTTAGATGCAATAAAACTAACGCTATTACTCCATGTCCCGGTACCATCTGTTAGAGATGAATGTTTAAACTTAATTCCGCCGCCGTTGATTACATCTAACTCAGTTGATCTATCCCAACGCAAGCGCCCAAGATTTGCGCTAATTGCTTCAAAAGTCAGATTGGCAACATCAGCAGGAGGCGCAGTTTTTCCTACCGCAGAGAAAGAAAGTGTGGCAGGAGTAGAAGAAGGAGTTAATTGCGCGTTATAAGAAAAAACCCTTATTTCATAAGACCCAGAAGTAGTGTCTAGGATTTCATAATCAGTTTTTGTAATTGTTTCTTGAGTCCAATTACTATTAGCTTTTCTCCATTGGATCCTGTATTGATTTGATCCGGCAACACTGCTCCAGTCAGTTATAATTTTTACTTTTGCAACACCGTTTTCTTCATAAATTTGCTCTGTAGCACTTAAATTACTTGGGGCACTGGGAATAGCATTAAGTATCGAAACTGATCTTGATGACAAAGCTGTTCCATCTTCTACATAAGCAAACTTTCCAGAATGATATGGTAAAGCTGTTATCTGATAAAGGACTTCTTCTGTTTCAGTAATATTAATAATTCTCCACTGTGTAGTGGTAACAGTGTCATCTTTTAAGATCCAAGCAGAATTAATTTGGGGAGCGCTAGAAAAAGGAGTAGTAACGTTAATAACTGAATTAACAATAGAACTAACTACCCTTTCTTCTTGTGATCCATCCGGCAAAATAACGGCAATTGTAGGGTTGCCTGTAGTTGGTAAATCTGTTTGAGTTGATGAATCATCAACAGTAATAAAATTAACAGAAGAGGCCTGTATTCTTCCCCCTCTCCTTACTCCACTTCTAACAGGATCAGAAATCTCTATAACATCTCCGCAAGCAACATTACAGGTTTCAATGGTTGTGGTAAATGAAACTGTTTCAGTAGAATTAAATAATTCATAGAGCATCCATTTACCAAGTCTTGAAGCTTGCCCTCTTGAAGTAACTCCAACAGCTTTTATTTTCTTTACAACAATTCCCCATTTAGCTTGCATTGCAGTGTCATTAACTTCAACCCAATCAACTTCTTGAGTCGCATTGTCAAAATATGAAACTTGAATTTGAGTCGCTCTAGTTTTAACGCTTGATCCTCTGTAAGAAAAACCGCCATCAGTTACATTGCTTAAATTAAAGATATAAGAAGAATCTTTTGGTGAATCTTGACTAATAGTTAATGTATTATTTGCCCAATAAGGCATACACCGCATGTTGCTACAAATATCATTAATTAACTTAAATGCAGAAGTTTGTCTTTGAATTGAACCATTATATGCAAATCTTGGTTCTGTTCCGCCTAACCCATCACTTACCTGTTGATTATTATATTGGCTGACAGAATAGAAAGTAAATTTATCTAATTGTGATTCTGATATGTGTTGACCAAATCCATATCTTTCATTAGTTAAAATATCCCAAAGTATCCAAGCGGGACACGAAGTAGTTTCTTTATCTGTCTTAAATGTACCGTTCCAACTACCGGAAAAAGATAAAGAACCATCAGCCTGAACTGTTGCATTACTTGGGATCTTAACCTTTATTCCTCTAACTTTATATGAACGCCTTGGAATGTTTGGGAATTGCTCTGCATCAAACCTTAATGCAACATGCGCAGTATCTGGGTATGGTCGTTGTTGATCAATAATTTCAGTATATGTTGACCAATTAAAAGCATTAATTTTTTTTGAATCGTTACTATCATCACTTGTTCTTTCAACTCTTATGTCAATAGGAAACGCACCACTTATGTTAAAAACATAATCTCTTGAATAAGAAGAACTTGAACGGCCTCTAACTTTATCTGAAATGACCGTTGCATAAGAACCCCCTGAATATTTCACCTTTATTTGTAAATCAGCTTGACTACCAATAACATCGCCATCATCTTCGAATTCTTCCATCCTAGGAAAAACAAGAGTTACTCTTACTGAAGTAACAGCAGTATTAGTTATTGACCTAGTAATAGGAGAATCTTTTTCTACTAAAACATTGACCGCTTTTTCTGTTTCAATTTCAGATATTCCCTTGATAAATGTTTGACTAGAAGTCCCAAAACGAACATCAAGCCCAACATCCCTAAAATTATATTCCTGATCTTGTGGGCCAGCCGGGTCAGCGTTAGCAGTGAGAACAGGCGTTTTATTTAAATAAATATCTTTAAGACTTGCTGTTAAATAACTTGCACTTCCTTGCGAAGATCCGTAAGCAATTGCAGAAGGAAAACCGCCAATCTCTCCTTCTCCAAGAACGTCAATTGCTGTTAAAAATTGCTTTGAACTTAACCGATCTTTAGGAAGAGTTGGGTCTACTATTTGGTTTGGTAATTGATTAATAGAGTTAGCCATTAAGCAGTACCTTTAACTTGGGCCGTATCAATTCCATTGCTAACTATCACTGAGCCGACAATTACTTCCCAGCCATAAATCAAGCTAATCGGTATTCCACTTCTGCTAATGTTTTGCACACCTGAAAACTGATAATTACTAGAAGGGTCTGTTGAATCTTTGTCGGCATCATCTGTTGGCGATTCAGGGGTTGGGGCTAAAACCTCTGAGATGCCACTCAACATAAGAGATGCACCAATACCAGCGACAATAGTTCCTATTGCAATGGAACCACCGCCCACAATTCCCAAGCCTATTGCTGCCCCACCAAAACCACCAGTTGCAACAACTATCCCAACGAGGATTGCTCCTGCAATGAACTTTTTAGCCCCTTTTGCTCCAATCATTACAGGAACAATTTTAATTTCTTCTGTTTCCCCTATGGGATCTTGTAATTGCTCAATATCTAACTCACGATCAGCAACCGTTATTTGATACTGCTGCTTAGACATATGCCCCTTGATCTCAGGCCAGTTTGCTTTTAAAAAACTCATTACATCAGCAAAACTGTTTACATCAGCCTCAAAAGTGCCGTTATCCCATTTAAGGAATTTTTTTAAACGTCCGTAAACTTTAATTTTTTTCAGCATGTCGAAACCTCCCTACTGTTGATTCTATTAGTAGTTTGCCGTATAAATCACGGCTGCTTAATTTTCCATATCTATGCTCAATGACTTTTTGATCTCCGATATAGACAGAAACATGATCAGCGCATGGACCTTTGAATTTATGTAGTAATACATCATCAACCTGTATCTCGTCATCAACAGGGACAAAGCCACTTTCTATAAAATTCTTTTCTGAAAAAATATTATTTGTCAAAATTTCATCTGATCGTTTTGGCCTTTCCCACTCTTTAACCTTTAACCCTTTCTCTGCAAAATAATCAACAATTAAAGTCCAGCAATCTTGCGATTTCCATGTCCATTTCCTGCCTAGAAGAGGTGCTTTATATCCAGAAGGTTCAAAATATCTCCAGGCTTCAGTATCAGGATTACAAATATAAAAAGGCAAATCAGCATTTTCGCAGCTAGCTAAATCAACATCACTTGGCTCAACAGAACAATCAGGGTGTGAATGAAAAATTGCTATTGGCTCGCCTTGGTCTTCTGTATAAACCCAATCGTCAGGGTCAATACAAAACCCCTCTAAAGGATCTTCTGCAATATTACGACAAGGAAAATATTTCTCTTTACCTTTGACAACGGCAACGATTCCGCAAGCTTCTAAAGGTTGCTCAGATTTTGCATGTTCTAATGCTTCTTTTTTCCAAGTCATCCCACAAAAGTTCCAACACCAGGAAAATCAACCCTAGTTATTAATCTCTTTGGTGCTTTAGGGCCATAAGCCAAATCAAAAGGCGAGGCACATTCCCATTCGACAATCTCTCTATTTTCGACGGATTTTCTATCTAAATAAAAAACCTGTTGAGGTAATTCTGTAGATGGAGAAGGAGTCCCAAAAGGATTTGTGCCTGTACTCCAGTTAGCAGCATCAAGGTATCTTGCCAATGTTCTAATACGAATTAATTTGCTCCCGCACAAGTCAGAACCTGTTGTTACCTGATTAGTATCAAGCATGATTGAAGTAATCAAACCTAAAGCATTAGAAATTCTCAATTTTGGTCTAGGCATTGCACCTTTACCATTTTGTTCGAATCCAGTGCATTCAACGGGATAACGTAAATAAGAATTACCTGCCCAAATGACTTGCCCGTTTGCGTTAGGGCTTGACCCGTTATGAAATCGATAAACTGTTGTTGCTCCGTGAATCGTCGAGTCCAAAGTCAAAGTAAAGAGTTCAATAATTGAACTAGGATTAATTTTTTGTAGCTCACTAATAGGTACAGCCATTAGGGTTCAAAAACTTCTCTAAAAGTTGTAGTAATTGTTGTACGTCCTGCGAAAGCAATATCTACATTCCAATCAGAACAAACATATTTCCCGGCGCTTCCTCTTGGTGGGGTCCAATCAAAAGCTTCAGTTCCTTTTCTTGCTTCTAAAAAAGAAAGAATATTATCTCTTTCTGTATCGTCTCTATTGTTGAAACTAAGTCGCCAGGTTTTCGGGTCGCGTTGTAATCCTAGTTGTATTCTTTGCTCGTAAGCATCCCCCATAACCACCGTGCGAACTAAAGGCTGACTTGTTTCAGTCGCAGAGAAGGAAGGATCATAAGAAAAAGTAGCCATAATTAAGCAGCTAAAAGGCCTCCAGGTCTTTGTTCCTGAATGAGTATTGAAGTTACTGAACTGGCGATAAGTTTTCCTAGCATTTTTCCATCTTCTTCTGTACTTGTTTGTGCCCCTGAACTATCAACATTAACAACAATATTATTTGTATTCCCTCCACCCTCGACACCTAGATTTCCAGAGGCATGGCGCTTGAGGGGCAAAATAGCTTCAGGCCCCGCTTCTCCTAAAACGCCAAAGTTACCTGAACCTCCCATTGCAAAATAATGCGGAGAATTAACAACGCCTCCCTTCCCGTATTTAGTAACGTGACCACCTGAATCTATAACTCCACCTGTAGCAAAACCCAAACCAAAACCTGCCATGATCGGTTTAATGATCATTGCTCTAATTGCTATTCGTGCCATATCAGCAAGGATGCTTTGTGCTAAAGAACGAAAATCCAGCTTGCCTGTCATGACGAACTGAACCATTGCGTCCTCCATCCCTTTAAATGCTGAAACTGTCGCCTTTTTTATATCCCCTGCTGTGTCCTTAATGCTGTTGGCATATTCTTTCATCCCATCACTAATACTCGAACCAAACTTATCTGCCTCTTTTGTGACTTCCTTTGTTTCGTTTTTTAATTCTTTTGTTGACTCTTTAATTCTTTTTATATTTGCGTCGATCTCCTCTGTGACGGGAAGATACTTAACCATTAACTCTAAAAGAACAGAGTCAAGGAATACATGAATATCTTCTACACCTGCCTTGTACTCTTTTAAGACTTTTGCCTCTTCCATTATTGCTTCAAAACCAACCCCATATTCAGATGAAAAATTCTCAAAAACTTTAGCTAGAGGACTTCCTGGCTTTCCATAACCAGTATCAAAACCAAAGCCAAACTTAGTGCCTGCTCCTGGAAGTTGACCTGCTCTTATATTGTCTCTGATTCTTTGTTCTGGATCAGGTTCATTCATTTGCCTTCTTAACTTATTTAATCCACCAAAACCAGCAATAGGTAAAGCCGTTAAAGCTTGAAGCAATGGAGCAATAGTCTTTAAAAATCCAGCAGTTTCTTTAAGTAAAGGATTTAACTCTGGCAAGAAATCCTCAACCAATACAACTTGTAAATCTTCAATTGTATTTCTAAATTCAACAATTGCTTGATTTGGCCCTTGCAATGCTTCTTCTAATTGATCAGCGCCGTCCCTTTTTATATCTCCCAATGCAGCAATAACAATGTCAGAGGTAATCCTTCCTTGTTTAGCTAAATCTCTAACTTGACCTGTCGCCACATTCATTCGCCTTGCTATGGCTTGAATGATCATTGGAGTTTGTTCAAAGATGGCATTAAATTCTTGTCCTCTTAAAACTCCACTTCCTAATGCCTGACTTAACTGCAAGAACGAACCAGCCGCTTCTGCCGTTGTTGTTCC